GGCTCCGGTTCCGTGGACGGGAATGAAAACCGATTGGATGCCCGAACGGGCACCCGCGCAGGCTAGGCAATCGGCGCAAGGCGTCCCGGATCGATCACTGGCACAAAGAGTCTCGATCGAATGGTGATCGAGGTCCGGAGTGACCCGGAAAGTGCTCCAGCCCATCGAGCGGGCGATGATGAGTTCCGCAGCAGTGTCCACGGAGGCCATGAGGAGTTGACGCCACCCTTGCAAGGAAGGTTTGCGCCATTGGTGAGTGTAACCTGTCCAGCCACTCGAAGCGCCCGCAATGGCCAAGGCGAGCGATAGGGGAATCCAAGTCGGGTCCCCGTATGCTCCGAAGCGGACCCGGCGGCCCTCAAACACGGAAACGGAGGGGAGAGGATGGTAGGCTCCGGAGCGCCATGCCCTCCAAATGCCGAGGGGAGCCTGCCCGGGATTGACATAGCAAGAGCGACCGGAGCCGTCGCCGTTGCCTCGGTGGACGCAGGAACCACATATCAAGCGGTCCAATCCTTCCTTGATTGCTTGGACGGGGTCGCAGGCTTTGACCAGAATCCAGACTTGGATCATGTCGCCCGTCTTCCGATTGTCGGATTTAGTGGAGAAGCCGGTCGCGATCACGACTCGGTGGGCGTCTTCATGGATGATGAAGCCGTTCATTGGACACCTCCGATGAAGAGGTACGCGACACAATAGGCGAGGGTGCCGATGACGAGGGCGCAGGCCGCAAGAAAGGCTAGCGCATACAGTAAGGATTTGAGGGTTTGCATGGTGTTTTGAAGGCCCCGACTTGTGGGGGCACGGGCGAAGTAAACCAAAGGAGACTGCTCTTGTCAACACCGGACGACAAAAATGTTGCGGACGGAAAGGTTGGCATGCAAAGCGGGGGGAATGGCTAGGAAGACGGAAACGAAGGAGAAAGGGACGGGAAATGACGTTCAGGTTGTGGGGAAGAAAGTTCCCTCAATCCGTCCCTCCGGTTACGTCAAAAAAAATGGTCCGGACCCCAAGACAATCTCCGAATCCGACTGGGCCCGCGTCTTAGATGCGGCCTCGCTCGGCCTCCCGCTTGAAAGGTTGTGGGCCCTCTCCGGGATGAGTGACAAGACCTTCACTAAATACCTTTCCCGCTTCCCGGAGAAAGCGAAGGAGATCGAAGGTGCCCGTTCCCGGGGCGAGTATGACCTCACCTCCGTCGTCCGTTCCTGCGGACCAGGTTGGCAAGGCTCCGCTTGGTTACTGGAGCGAACCCGAGGCTACGTAGCCCGCGCTCAACTTGAGCACACTGGCAAGGGAGGGAAGGAACTGAGCGTCAGCGGTGCCCTGCTCGGAGCCTTCGGAGGGAGCAAATAGACCACGGGGGGACCAGGACCCCCAAGAGGGGGGTGGGTGTTACCTGTATACCCCCTCCCCCTACCGCACCCAATTTTATGCCCGTCAAGCAAATAAAGCGCAAGCGGTCAAGCCCCATCGGGATGGGCTCGCATATCCCTGCGTGGAAGCAGCGCAAGCTCCTGGAGGAGGCTCAGCAGCTCAAGAACTTCCCGAAGATGATGCTTGGCCTACGCGATGTGTACCCCTGGCAGGAGGCGGTGCTGGGTGCGTTGAACGAGAAGCACTCGAAAGTGGCGCTGAAGGCGGCGAACGGTTCTGGCAAGACGAGCATGGTCGCGGCGTCGGCTGTCATCTGGCACATGCTCCGCTGGCCGGGGAGCCTCGTCGTCTGCACCGCTGGTGTGTACCGACAGGTGGCCGACGCGTTGTGGCCGCATCTGAGGAAGATGATCAACGGCTTGGGTGGCGAGGAGAATGGTTTCTCGATCAAGGACGGCGAAATCCGGTATGTGTACCCGCGCAAGGTGGATGGCCAGGAGCTGATCAGCCGGTGCATCGGGTTCAGCGCGAGCAACCCGGAGAAGGCGGAGGGCTGGCACGTGCAGGGTCCGAGTCAGGACTTGATGTATGTGGTTGACGAGGCGAAGGCGGTTCCGGACGGGATTTTTCAGTCGATGGAGCGGTGCCAGCCGACGCGGACGCTGCTCATGAGCAGCCCGGGCGGCAGCAGCGGGTATTTCTACGAGGTATTCCGAAGAAATGATGGCAAGTGGCAGACCTTCACGGTGACCGCTTATGATTGTCCGCACATCCGGAAGGAGTGGATAGAGGAGCAGATGGCCCGCTGGGGCGAGGGTCATCCGCTGGTGCGGTCGATGATCTACGCGGAGTTCATGGAGGACGACGGGAGCCTCGCCGCGGTTAAAACCGCGGACTGGCAGAGGGTTGTATCTGGCCCACCCAAGGAGGAGACCGACGGGCATCGGCTCACGGCTGGGTGTGATTTCAGCGCGGGCGGAGACGAGAGCGTGATGGTCGTGCGCCAAGGGAACGTGGTGAAGGGGCTGATCCGCTGGCGGGACAAGGACACGATGGCGAGTGTGGGGCGGTTCATAGCGGAGTTCCGGAAGTGGAAACTGAAGGCTGAGGATATTTATGCGGATGTGGGTGGGATGGGGGTGGTGATGTGTGATGCACTGCGGGCCGAGGGCTGGGATGTGCGCCGGGTGAACTTCGGGGAGCGGGCCATCCGGGATGATCAGTTCGTGAACCGTGCGGCGGAGATGTGGATCGAGTTCGGGCGGATGGTGGAGGAGGGGAAGGTGAATCTGGGCCCCGTAGGGACGGACGAGGTGCTGCTCCAGCAGTTCGTGAGCCGGAAGGTGCGGACGAATGGGAAGGGGAAGCTGACGCTGGAGGGGAAGGACGAGCTCCGCGCACGCGGGGTGAACAGTCCGGACAGGGCGGATGCGATGGTGTTGGCCTTCTGTGGCGGTGGCGGGAAGCGGATGGACGAGTATCTGAAGGCCGTGGGCGAGGATGGGCGGAGCCTCTTGGAAAGGATGGAGGATGAGCTAGGGGCGATCGAGCCGGAGGGGGTTGCGCTTGCTGGTTGCGAGGTGGGGGGATAAGAGGAGGGGAGGACTATATATGATGAGTGACAAACAGCGGAACGCGTTGCAGGGGCAGATCGTGCTGGCGGTCGAGCAGCGGAGCCCGTGGGAGCTGCGGCAGACTCGGTGGTATGAGTTGCGGCATCATGGGTTGCGCCGGACGAACAAGCCCTGGCCGAAGGCTGCGGACCTGCATTGGCCGCTGATCGATACGGCGATCGAGAAGCTGAAGCCGTTGTTCCTCCAGCAGGCGCTGGGGATGGATGTCGTGGCCAGCTTTGTTCCGATGCGCCAGCAGTTAAATGCGTATACGAAGGTCGCGGAGGACTGGTTCAATTATAAGATCCGGGAGAAGACCAATTTCGTGGACGAAGTACTGAGCTGGGTGGACTACACGCTGATGAGCGGGCGCGGGGTGATGAAGTGTTTCTGGAATCCGGGGGATAAGCGGGTGGGGTTCGAGGCGGTGGACCCGATGTATTTCGTGGTGCCGCCGTACACCACGGATTTGCAGGATGCGGACTGGGCGGTGCATGTGATGCCGATGAGCGTCAATGCGTACAAGCGGATGGCTGGCCAGTTCGGGTGGAAGAGTGATTCACGGACGATCGAGAAGATCCGTGGGAACCCGCAGGAGGATGACAATATCCCGGGGGCTGCGGAGGAGAATGATGCGAAGCAGTTGCGCGAGGGCATCACGTACACGAGCAACACCGATGGGGTGATCGTGTGGGAGGTGTATCGGAAGCGGGATGACGGGGTGTGGGAGGTGTATCTCTACAGCCCGGCGGCGGTTGATCTCGACCTGCGGGACCCCATGGAACTCCCCTATGACCATGGCCAACTGCCCTTCGTGGATTTCCCGTACGAGATCAAGGACAAGGGCTGGTTCAGCCCGCGTGGCGTGTGCGAGATTCTGGCTCCGTTCGAGCTGTCCATGACCTCGATGTGGAACCACAAGCATGACGCGATGACGCTGTATAACCGCCCGCTGTTCCGGGCGGAGCGGGAGCTGCCGAACAGCATCAATCTCAGGTTCCAGCCGGGTCAGATCCTCCCGTACGGGGTCGCGCCGGTGCAGATGCCGCAGCCTCCGGTGAGTTTCGATCAGGAGCTGAACCAGACCCGGGCGGTGGCGGAGAACCGGATCGGGAGCCCGGATTACGCGATGGGCAGCGTGATGAGCGGCGGCAGCGATCGCCGGACCGCGACCGAGATCCAGAGCATCAACGCTCAGGCGATGCAGAGCGGTGATCTCAGGGCGCGGCTGTTCCGCATGGCGCTGGGCAAGTTGTACCGGCAGGCGTGGAATCTGTACGTGCAGTACGATAGCAAGAGCTTGAGGTACCGCTTTGCGGAGGACTCGCTCGAGGCGGACCCGGTGGCGCTGCATGATCAGTACGAGCTGGAGCCGAAGGGCGGCATGGACATGGTGAGTCGGCAGATGATGATCCAGCAGGCGGTCAACCGGAAGCAGTTGTTTATGAACTCGCCCTGGGTGGATCAGGTGGAGCTGGACAAGAGCATCATGGAGTTGGACGACCCGAGCCTTGTGAAGCGGCTGCTCCGGGATCCGGGGCAGAAGCAGCAGGATGAACTGGAGGACGAGACCAAGACGATCCCGACGCTGCTGGTTGGCATCCCGGTGCCTGCGAAGCCGGGCCAGAATTATGCGGGCCGGATCGGGGTGCTGATGCAGTACCTGAATGGGGCGATGCAGCAGGGCCAGCAGTTGAGCCCGGTGAGCAAGAACGCGTTCATGCAGCGGATCGATAGCCTCCTCCAGGGCTACGAGCAGGTGGCTACGAACGAGGCGCGGAAGCTGCGGAAGGAGATCCAGAAGTTCTTCGAGAGCACGGGCATGCTAGCGGCTCCAGCCCCCGCTCCGGCCCCGGTCGCTGAGCAAGCCCCGATGATGTGATGATCACCGTGACCTGTAAGGATTGTCGGTTCTACTGTGTGGACGGTACCTGCCGCAGGTTCCCGCCTGCGGGGAGACCCAGTTGCTGGCCTACTCT